GGGCGGCCTTTGGCAAGGAAGGTGGGGGCATTGAGGGTAATTGGTCCCTCATGCCGGTGCAGGAAATCATTGCCGTCGTCAATGAGCTTATTCAGGCCCGCCAAAAGGTCATGGAGGATATGGACCGGCTGACCGGTATCAGTGACATTATGCGGGGTACCAGTGATGCCCGTGAAACCCTGGGAGGTGTGCGTTTAAAGCACAATACGACTGGTACCCGCCTCACTAGCCGACAAAATGAAATTGCTAGGTTTGCCCGTGATACGGTCAGGCTGATGGCTGATGTGATGGCTAAGCATTTCAGCCCGCAAAGCCTGATTGAAGCTTCCGGTGCGTTATATGAAGAAGGGCTTGGCCCCAAGGACATGCCTTCACTGACGGCGCTGCAAGGACCTCAGGCGACCTTGCCGCCGCCGCCTCAGCAGGCTCAAGGCCAAGCCCAACCAATGCCGGGTGCGCCGCCCAACCCGTCCCCCGTGCAAGCGGCCCCCGGCACGCCCCCTGGCTCCCCTGGCCCTGCTGCTCCCTCGGCGGCAGGGCAACCCCCGCCAATGGCACAGGGGGGCAACGTGGTGCCGTTTAGGCCCCAGGGGGCACCTCCACCCCAGCCGCAAATGGGCGCACCAGCGGGCGCGGCCAGCCCTATGGCGGGCATGCCAGCCCCCATGCAGGGTCAAATACTGCCGCCGCTCCCGCCTGAGTTGCTGGCGCAGTTTGATGCAATCAAACGTATCAGTGACGCCATCAGCCTCATTCGTGATGAGAAGCTGAGGGGCTTCCGCATTGATATTGAAGTTGACAGTACAATCTTCCCTGATGCGGCACAGGAGAAGCAGGATAGAACTGAGTTCATCACTGCCACTACGCAGTTTTTAGAGACATCAATGCAAATGGGTCAGGTTTTCCCTGAAGTAGTGCCGCTGCTGGGCAAGATGCTGCAATTTGGCGTGCGTGGCTACAAAGTAGGCCGTGATTTGGAGGCGGCTATTGATGATTTTGTGGATCAGGCCCCGCAAATGATCCAGCAAAAGATGCAGCAGGCCGCTCAGAACCCCAACCCTGAGCAAATGAAAGCTCAGGCTGACATGGCTAAGATCAAAGGCAATATGCAGATCCAGCAATTGAAGCATCAGGGTATGATGGCCAAGACCAAAGCTGATGCTCAGGCTATGCAGATGAAAGCGCAAACTGATACGCAAAAAGCCCAGGCTGAAGTTGAGCATGAAAAAATACAGCAGGCGGGTGAGCAGCAAATGGCTCAGGCTGAAATTGCATCTAAGCAAATGGAAATTGAAATCAAGAAAATTGAACAGCAGATGCAAATGATGCAGATGCAAATTGAGCAGGTGAAGATGCACCAGCAAGCTGCATTAGGCCAGCAAAAAATACAGCATGAGAATGTCAGGATGCAGCATGAGCAGCATCAGTTTGACCGGCAGTCAGCCATGGACCAGCAGCATATGCAGCATGAGCAACAGATGGATGAACGGCATATGCAGCATGAACAGGCTATGGGTCAGCAGCAGATGGTGCATGAGCAGCAACGGGCAATGCAACCGCAGCCTAAACCTGCTGGGCCAGCCAAACCGGGTTACTGATGGTCTTTAACCCGCAAGTCAGCCCCTATGACAATACCAGCAGTATTGTTCTGCCTGCTTTGTGCAATGCTGTTAATAAGCTGGTTACAACAACCGGCTATACATATCCAGGGCTTGGGACTGGTGGTACGGTTACGCAATTAACTAGCATCACGACCCCGGTCACGCTCAATACTATGTGTGGGCAGATCACAACAGTCAGCAATGCCTTTGTTAACAGCACCTTATACACATTCGTGGTCAATAATAGCTTGTGCACCATAACTGATTGTGTTGTGGTCAACATTACAGATACCAATCAATTTCTTGTTTGGGCTATCCCGCAAAATGGCTCGTTTAATATCTCAATATTCCCGCTCACGACTGCTACTGGCCCAGCGGTTCTGACCTTTGCAATCATAAAAGTGGTGACTAGCTAATGACAACCTACGTTTACCGAGAGGGCGTGTTGGTCCCTAAGCACTTGGCTGAACCACGGTTCACGGCCAATGCTGCACCCAATGTGATCAGCGATATTATGCCTGAAACCAGGCATATGGCCAACAACAAGCATTACACATCTAAGTCAGAATTCCGTAAGGCAACCAAAGCAGCGGGTTGCATTGAAATAGGGAATGAGACCGCCACTTTGCTAAAGCCTCGGCAACCTGTTACTATGAACAGGACTCAGCGGCGTGAGGATATCAAAAGGGCAATTTACCAACTGCGCAACAAGTGAGGAGTAAGTTATGGCTGAAGTAGAGCAGAATGTTGAACAGCAGGAACCCGCAGCGCCGCCGCCGCAGGAATCACCGCAACGGGAATCACCGCAGCGTGACGGCCCAGGTAGTGGCCGCAGTTCCATCCGCAAAGACCTTGAGAAGGGCTTTGAAGATCAACGCCGGGCGCAAGCCCCCACTGGCCGTGATGAAAAGCAACGTGACCGTGACCGTGGGACAGGCCGTTATACCAGCCGCGCACGACAGGAGGCTGAGGAACCAGCAGAAGCACCGGCAGAAGGTGCCGAAGCTGAAGGTCAGGAAGCTGCCGCTGATGTGGCTGCGCCCGAAGCTTGGTCACGTGAGGCCAAGGCTGAATGGGCCAATGTGCCGCAAGCCGTACAACAGGCTGTCCTGAAACGTGAGCAGGACAGTGCCAAAGGCGTAGAGCAGCTCCAAGCCAAATACCGTGATATTGATGCTGCCTTAACCCCGCGTCATCAACTTATTCAGCAAACCGGTCACACGCCAGCGCAAGCCGTCAACCAGCTTTTCCTGTGGTTTGAAGCGCTAACCGCAGATGTTGAGCGGGTGAAGCGTGGCATGCCAGTGCAAGCCTTCCCTGCTTTGGCACAATCATTTGGGCTAGACCCGCGCATTGCCTACGCGGCCTATGCCCAACCGGCGCAGTCACAACAGGCGCAGACGCAACAACGCCCTGCTGCACAAGGCGATGGAGCTGCTGCCCCGGCTGCGCCGGAAGTTCCACAGCAAATCCCTCCACAACTTCAGGAATGGTGGAATGGGCAATTACAGCAACTAGGGAATGTCCTAGGTCAGCGCTTTGGCAGCATTGAGCAACAGATGCAGGCGCAGGGTTTGGCCAAAGCCAACGAGGTTCTTGATATTTGGTCCAAAGGCAAGCCGTACTTTGAGGATGTGCGCATGGCCATGGCGCAATTGTTGCAGAATGGTATGGTTCCAGCACTCCCCAATGGCAACGCTGACCTTGACAAAGCCTATGACATGGCGCTCTATGCGCTTCCTGATGTTAGAGCTAAGGTATTAGCTGACCAGCAAAAGGCTGCTGATGCTCAGCGTAAGGCCAAGGATGCTGCTGAGCGTAAGGCACAGCAGGAACAGGCTGACAAGGCGCGGCGGGCTGCGGTAGCGTTAAGCCCAAGTGCCCCCGGTGCCCAACCCCAGCCTGAACGTAAGCGAGGTAAGTCAGTGCGTGAGAGCCTTCAGGAGGCAATTGAAGAAGCTTCAGGAGCACGACGCTAATGGATCCTCAAACTATTGCTCAGCTACTTGCTCAACGATCGGGGCAGATGGGCCAAATGGGGCCTGCCGTGTCGGGGATGGGCCAAGGTTTAGGCCAGCTAGGTGCAATGGCAGGCCAACAGATGGGGCAGGCCAACCCAGCACAAGTTAATGCACTGATGAACCTTATGGGCCGTGCACCGCCCGGTGGTGGGTTCAATCCAGTTCAAAATTCAATGGGGCCATACCCAACACGTACTGGGGGTGCCCCAATGCCAAACTTTACCGCAACAGGTGGGCTGCCGCTTGAGCAATATCCGCCTGGTGCCAATCTTGGTGCGTTGAGATAGTATAACGCCTCACAGGGCGTAGCGTTCAAATCAGTGGCTCCAGCCACACCCGGCATCAGTACCCCAGCCAGGACAGGCGCGCTGGGCGAACCATGCGGCAGGTGGTGCTACTTCACAATAACGGTTAGGGATACAAAAGGAGAATGCTATGGCGTTCCCCAACCTTAGTGAAATCGTCACCACTACGCTGCGTAACCGTACAGGCGAACTGGCTGACAACATGAGCCGTAACAACGCAGCGTTGCTGCGTCTTTCACGGCGCGGCAATATCAAGACGTTCAGCGGTGGCCGCACCATTGTACAAGAGCTGAACTATGCAGATAACCAGACCTACCAATGGTATTCTGGCTATCAAACCCTCAATGTGGCACCCAGCCAAGTGTTCAGTGCGGCTGAGTTCCCCATCCGCCAATCCGCAGTTGCGGTGTCAATCAGCGGACTTGAGGAATTGCAAAACAGTGGTGAAGAAGCCATCATTGACCTGCTGGAAAGCCGCATTATGAACGCTGAAGATACGTTTATGAACGGCCTCAGCATGGGTGTGTATGGTGATGGTACGGTTACCAACAGTATTGGCGGCCTTCAGTTGCTTGTCAGCACCACGCCAACCTCTGGCGTGATTGGCGGCATTGACCGCAGCCAATGGACCTTCTGGCAAAACCAGAAGTGGTCAGCCGCTACCAACGGCAACACTACGCTCAGCGCCGCCACCATCCTTAGCCAGATGGATGCGCTGTGGGTGCAACTGATCCGTGGCCGGGACTACCCCGACCTGATCATTGCTGACAACAATATGTACCGCTATTACCTGGCTTCGCTTCAGGCCATTCAACGTATTGGCCCTGAGGGTGGCCCGGCACCTGACATGGCGGAGTATGGGTTCCAAAGCCTGAAATACATCAATTCAGACGTCGTGCTGGATGGTGGCTTCCAAGGCTTTAGTAGTGACCCGCTGCCGCCTGAAGTTTCAGGTGGTACTGCTGTTGGCGGTGCACCGGCTAACACCATGTACTTCCTCAATACCAAGTACATCCACTGGCGGCCCCACGCCCGCCGCAACATGGTTCCGCTTGACCCTGACCGTTTCTCGGTCAATCAGGATGCCATGATCCGGCTGATTGGCTGGGCAGGCAACATGACCCTGAGCAATGGGTTCCTTCAGGGCGTCCTGACGTCGTAAGGAGGGCCAAATGGCACTTTCACAGGACTTAATGGGCCTTGGGGAAAACCCCTTTGCCGCCGCGCGTATGGCTACGGGCGGTACAGGGCCAGTAACCATGGCCGCTGCCGGTAACGGTAGTGCCGCTCAGGCAGCGCAGATCAATGGGACTCAGTTTGTAGCGTTTATCAGTACTGGGACTGGTGCTGTACAGCTACCTGCGCTTGGCGGGATTGCCGGTGCGTTGATCTATGATAACTTTGTGGTTCACAATGGTACCGGTGCTACTGTCTCTGTCTACCCGCCAACGGGTTGCACCATCAATATTGGTGGCAGCAACTTCACGACTGCTGGTGGTTTTGCGTTGACTACCCTAAGAACTGTGACACTTTGGAGTGGCCCGACCGCCAGTCAATGGTTTGGCCTATCTAACTAAGGAGAGCCGTCATGGCGCTTGCACAAGATTTAATGGGTTTGGGTCAAGCCGGACCATTTGCTGCACGTGTAGCAACCGGTGGGGTTGGACCAATTACCATGGCGGCATCCCCTGGTGGCCTGGCTGGCGCAGCGCCAATCATGGGTGGACAGTTCGTCATCTTTGTCAACAGTGGAACGGGCGGCATCGTAGCACCGTCCCCTGGTGGTCTTACCGGCCCATTGGTGTATGATAACGTGGTCATTCACAATGGTACCGGGTCTACCATTACGGTCTACCCGCCACCGGGTGTTACCGTTAACATCAGTGGCGTGGCAATCACTCAGGCATCGCCAGGTACCTTGGCTACCCTGAGGACAATAACACTTTGGACAGGCCCAACCGCTACGCAATGGTTTGGCCTGCTCAATTAACCAATACCAGCGGCGTTGCTGAAACCAATCAGTATCAATGCCGCTGGCAAGTACCGCCGTGAGTGGCCCGGAAACCAATCCACAGCCACAGGCAAAACCTGAGACTTCACACTAATGGAGGCCAATCATGACGGCAGCTCCTGCAATCTACAGTACGCTGAATGACGCCGGGGTAGACATCAATACGGTGTTCTACCTTGACGCCAAAGGTTCCCCTGAGTACCCGGCACCGCCGTTTATCCCTGGCACTACTGCTTATGGGACGGATGGTTCGTACTGGGTATACTGCACTGCTAGTATCACCATCCAGGCAGGCGGCGTGGTCCGCGTTGCTGAAACTGGTGGTTCCAGCACAATTACGCCCTGGTCGGTGGCCTTAATTGGTGGCGCTACTGTTGCCACCGCGCCGACTGGTGACCTTGTTGGCGTAGTTGGTGGTTCCTTAGGCACTATGGTGGTTGGTGCCCCCAGTGGCACTCAGACAGGTTCTTACTTCTGGGTGCAACGTGGCGGCAACTGCCCCAATATTGCCACTGCTGCAACTACAACGCAGAACGTTACGCTCCACTCGTCAGCCACAACTGGTGGCATTGTCAGTGGTGCTGGCGGCGGTGCTGGTACTAGCTACCAGATCACCGGTATGGTTATCAGCAATGCCGTTGGTAGTGCGGCAGGCCCCAACACTGGCGTCCTCAACTGGCCAGCGATTGGTGCCACCAACTAGTACCCCCATAACCCGGGCGCAAATGCCCGGGTCTTTCCCTTTCAGGTGATGTATGAACCAGCAGGAACTTCAAGACCTGTTTGCTAAAGCTATTGGTCACAGAAGCCGCAATGAAAATGATGCTGCCCTGCGGGCATTTGACCGGCTTTTGCTTGCCGAACCAAATTTCACACCAGGCTGGAATGAGCGTGCAGCATTGCTAGCCAAGCTGAATTGCCATTTTGATGCATTGCTTTGCTACCTCATGGCCCTCCAACTCAACCCTGAGGAAGCTGGCATCTATACCAACCGTGGCGTGTCATTTATGGGCCTGCTTGAGTTTGAGAAGGCTGAAGCTGACTTCAAAAAGAGCGTAGAACTTAACCCCAGCCTGCCTGAGAACTATAATAATTTGGGCATTGCCAAGCGCCGCATTGGTCATGTTGAGGAAGCAATTGATTACTACCGCAAAGCCATTGAAATGAAACCTGACTACGCTGATGCCCATTTGGGCTTGGCCATGTCATTGCTTGAAACTCAGCAGTTTGAGGAAGGATGGAAGGAATTTGAATGGCGCTGGGATTGCGGACAGATGCCACGGCGGCAAGTGCCGTACCCTCAGTGGAGGGGTGAGCGGCTCATTGATGGGGGTTTATTGTTGCTGGCTGAA